TACTCAGATACAGAAGGAAATATCCTCGATAATGCTTTTGGCATTGATTTTTTTGCTCTAGAAAAAAGTTACGTACTGCCAAACCTTTATGTATACAAGACAATTTTTGAAGCATATAAGGTATTTGATTATGTACAAGATACAATAACAACGGAGGATTTCCCACACAGTATAATTTTTAAATTAACTGCTCCATTACCTTTATCTCTACAAGTAGATGATTTAGTGTGGGTTGCGCAAGAAGTAGCAGCGCCACTTACTGATTCGATTACAATCATACCACCAAAGCCTCAAGTAAGTTACACCTACATAGCTCCACCAAATTATGATGTGCTAGCAGACACAATCACAAATGGAGCAACTGAGTATAGATCATGGGATGATGTGTTATCAACAAACACGGACACTTCACTTGCAATTATACAAAAATTGTTTAGTGGATCATTAGTCGAAGGTGTAGCATTAAATGTCGATTATAAAAAGTTTGAGAACTTTGTACATTTTGGATCAGTTGAAGAAAGGTTAAGAAACTTCAAATACAAATTAGAGCTATTAGAGTTTTATGATGCGCGTATTAACGCTTTATCGCAATCATATGCAACAACACCAGCATTTACAGCTAATAGTGCTTTGACTGGATCTGAATATTACGTTAGTAATGTATTAGATGCAAAGAACAAAAAAAGTGCTATACTAGGTGGTTTTGATGGATACGAAAACTACCTGTACTATCAAAGTTCCTCATACGAATCTAGCTCTTTTGGAGAATTTACACCAAGCACTTGGCCTAAATCCAATAGTACTAGGCCATACATAAATTACTCTGTAACTTCATCACAAGGAATTGAGTGGTTTAATGGTATAATATCATCAGCAAGTATATACGATTTGAGTAATGGTGCCAGCTTGAGACAGTTGATACCAGAGCATATATACTCAAACCCTACAAACGATCAATATGTCTTGTTTGTAGATATGATGGGTCATTATTTTGATATTATTTATCAATATGTTAAACAAATCACAAGTATACATGAAAGATATGAATCTGTAACAGAAGGTTTTGCAAAGGATTTAGTTTATACAATAGGTAAAAATTTAGGCTTATCAACAGAAAATGGTAATCAGTTTGATGAATTGTGGTCATACGTTCTTGGTACAAATCAAGACTCATCGTTATTATCTACAACTTACGCAACATCTACGGGTGACAAAACTAAAGAAACTTGGAAGCGTATTATAACAAACTTACCTTATTTGCTTAGAACAAAAGGCACATCAAGAGGTATAAGGGCATTAGTAAATTGTTATGGTATACCAAGCACTATACTTAGAGTAAAAGAGTATGGTGGACCAGAACCTGATTTTTATACATCGTCACAACTTGAGTATGATCAATTTTATTATGGTTTATTGGTTGGTAGTGGTAGTTCACAAATAACAATACCAGTTGCAAATTACAGTGATAGTGATGGAGAGATAGGTGGATACAGTGCATTGGAATTACGATTTAGATTAGACACTAGCATTTTGTCGGAAAATCAAACATATGATTTATTATCAGGACCAATAACAATAACAATGAATCCAGGTGTTGGAATAATAACAGTTGGATCGCAGACATTTTCAGCATCTATAGCAGAACCTGATACAGATTGGTGGTATGTTCTGGTTAATGCTGGGTCAAAGGCGTATGTTGGAGCAAATAGATATGGTAAAGCTGTTATATATTCTAGTTCAGCATCACCAGGATCAATAACTAGCCCATCAACAGCACTCATACCTGGTAGTAGTGGTGGTACGAAGTTTTATGGACTTGTTAATGAGTTTAGATTGTGGAAAAATAACTTAGACTTAGCTTCATTTGAAAATCACGTACTAGCGGGTACAAGCTTTCAAGGTTCATTATCAGCAGATAATGTGGTAGGAAGTACTTCTTCATTTGATGAATTAAAAGTTAGATTTACACTAGGATCTGATGGTAAAAAATATAATTTAGCCACAACAACTAGTATAACAAGCTCTCACCCAGATCAAACTAGCCTAAGATACACATCTACAGCTGTTAGAGGTGCAGCTTTTAGTGGATATACATCAAATTCATCATCTTACTGGTCACCTCAAATAGAAACGCAATATTTAGAATATGTAGATGGTGGTGCAAATAGAAACGTTGGTAATAAAATAAGAATAGAAAATACTATAGCTGCAGATGAGCAGCTTTATAGAGAAGGTACAATTCAAGACTCAGTGCAAGATTTGTATCCTATTGACTCTGCAAGAGTTGCGGTTGCTTTTTCGCCAACTGATGAAGTTAATGAGGATATATCAGAACAGTTTGGTGGTCTCAATTTAGACAATTACCTAGGCGACCCAGCAGATTATTATAGGGATGAGTATACTGGATTGCAGGGTATAAAAAATAATTACTTCAAAAAGTATCAAAAGAGGAATAATGTACAAGGCTTTATACGCTTAACTCAAAATTATGACTCATCATTATTTCAATTAATAAAGCAATTTGTACCAGAAAGAGCAGCACTGCAAACTGGATTACTTATTGAATCCCATTTACTACATAGAAATAAAGTAAAACAAGTTAAACCATCATACACAGACGACACTTACACAAGTTCCTTTAGCATAGTCAGGGATCCTTTAGGATTTGTGCAAGATATGGATGGTGATGAAAGAGTACCAGGTGGCTATGTTTTTGAAACTGAGATAAATAGGCCTTATAGTACGTTGGGTGACACTACACAGTTGGAAGGTACAATGGAGCCAGTACCGATGTCTATACCTCAACAAAACTTAGAGGAGACAACAATACTGAACACTCCAAGTATGCAAATAGACTTTACAACACCTATTGCATATATCAATGAATATAACAACGATAGCATTCTTGCATTAAACATACCTGGTATAGATTTAGGTAATGACCAACCGAGCCAATATAGATATTTTACGTGGTTTCAAACTGGATCGGGAGACAATGATTGGAGATATTCGTCAGCTGTAGGTGTAGATATGTATGATCCTATTCAACCTATATATTGGGATAACAGACTAAGTGACATTTATGAAACTAGAATTGATAGATTTAGAAATGTGTTTAGATCAAACAATCTAAGAAGACTATCAGGATCGGTGTTTCAAGGAGAGTTGTTGAGAAATTTAGGATTTCCATCCAATGCACAAGTTGTACCACTTGGTACTAGTAGGTATGGTATACAAGCAACTCAGACAGGAGGATCAAGTGGCACATTTAATTATAACATATTAAACTGCTTTACACAACCATCACAAAGCTTATATAGGATAAGAGGTAAGATAACAGTTAGCGATAGCGTCGGTTTAGAGACTCTTAGAATACAGCAAGTAAATACATCTTTATCAACAATTAACTTATACGGCGCAGCAGGTAATGCAACTGGACTAAGTGAGATTGGATTCGACTTTAGGGTCTTTGTATCAGCTAGCTACCCAACACTTAGATTTAATACTGCATACAGCACATCAACTACAGGCAGAACAGCAACACTGCAGTATTTAAGAGTAGAACGTATAGCAAAAGCTCAAGTTCAAGATAGTGATATGAGATGGGCAGGTAGGCGAAGTTCTTATTATGAGGGTTGCAAATTAACCGCAGCCGATATCAACGTTAATAGTCCAGATACAATAGATGGAGGTCCGGTTATAAGAGTAAATACTGTTAATCCAACAATAGTATCATCAACAGCTTTACCATTAAATAATCCTGTTTTATAGAACACAACAGTAGATATGTTTTTTAAATAATTGTATATTTATAATAAAATCACAGCAGAGATATGGGATATTTAGATAATACAACCGTCACAGTAGACGCTATATTAACAAACAAAGGTAGGCAAATTCTAGCACAAGGTGGTCAGTTAACAATAACTAAGTTTGCTTTATCGGATGATGAAGTGGATTACACATTGTGGAATCCTGCACACTCCTTAGGCACTAATTACTATGGTGCAGTTATTGAAAATATGCCTATTATCGAAGCAGTACCAGATGAAACACAAATGCTTAGGTATAAACTTGTAACACTGCCAAAAGACGTTATAGGTATACCGGTTATTAGTGTTCAACCTAGTACAGTATCCTTTGTTAATATTAATCAAACAATTACCATTTCAGCCGATACACTCAATTTATCCAACGGAAATAGAACACTTGGTTATACAGCAATATTATCAGACGATACAGTTTGCTCATTAGCACCAGCAGCAGATTCACTGCTTTTACAGACTAATCAAATGGGTACCGCCGGTGTTGTGAGTGAAGGTAGCGCAGGTTCAGACACATTAAGAATGGGAACCGATGGCCGTGCACTTGTTAATAGAACAGCTCAATTTGCCGCTGCAGATGTTGGTAGTTTCTTAGATGATGAAGCAGCAGATATTACAACTGCCGGTAGAACGATAACCAAGGTTAGTAGAGGTAAGTTTGTACTAAAACCACGTGGTGTAGTTGGAACTAAGTCAGCATTGTTGACTATTATTGGTAATGAAACTGGTGGATTCAAGACTGTGGTTATAACAGTAACAGATACAATTAATCCAAATTACGTTGACATACAAGCAGACACTGGCTTAGGTGCATAATAAACTAGTAATACAAGATTAGAAATTAAATAAAATGGCCGAAATATACAAAAGATTTACAGAAGATGATGTCCTACTTGGTGACGTTCAAACAGTTAGTAGCCCAGTATGGTCAGGTGATATAAATCCACTAACTACCTATTTTACAGGTAGTACAACTTCTAGTTGGGAATATTACATTCCTGCTTACGATAAAAACCCTATTGCAGATGATACGGCAGCTGTGCAGTTTTCTATAGCATATGGACATAGACTGGGTAGTGGATCTAAAGGCGATGTTGATATCGTTGACAGCTCTTACAATACTCCATCAAAAGCTATATATTCACAGTATAGAAATTTATTATTACCACCAACACAAACTGCTTTTACAATTAATAATGCAAGTGTAGATGACGTGTTTGTTTTTAATATGAACCGTGCTCGCATTAAACAAAAACTAGATCCAGGTAACTGGGAACTTAGATTGTCAGGATCTGTTGCAAACATGAAATTAATTGATGGTAGTGGCGCAGGAGAAAATCCATCTATAAACGAAGCGGGTAGAATATTTAATGTTTACTCAGGTTCAGGTGGGGTAACAGCAAGTAATACGGTATATGGTCTAGTATATCCTGATTTGGGTGTTATTATTTTAAATGCAGCAATATCACAATCAGTAGGATTTACCGTTAATAGATCGGCTGCTACCGCAGCAACTAATTCATATCAAGCGTTTCTTGCGGTATCTAGATCTGCTTATTTTTCTGCAAGAACTGAAGAAAGAGTGACGTCAAATCACTACTTTGTTAGGATAACAAATAGAGAGTTTAACTTTAGTAACAATCCAACATTTGTAACTGGATCCGCTGGTACATTCAGATGGTCAACTATGGTAAGAAATCCACAAGTATATGTTACAACAATTGGTATGTATGATAATAACAATCGTCTACTTGCTGTAGCAAAGTTGTCAAGACCTTTGTTAAAAACATTTAATAGAGAAGCCCTTATTAAAGTTAAGATCGATTATTAAACGTAACTTATTATAGAATTATAATACAGACCCTCCTTATTGGAGGGTTTCTTTTCATAAAGATATTTATAGACATGAGTGGTGTATTTAAATCATTACAACCTAAGGATATAGTAGTAACTCCGTTTATGGCTCACAAGCTCGTAGTTGCTAATTTTGATGGAAATGAAAGTTCTTCTTACTGTAAAGTTTTCCAAGCTGAAAACTCATTATCATCGTCTTATAATTTTTATCAACAAGGAGTTACTAGCATAGATCAGGGTAATACACATCCTGAATTTGAACCGGTTTTTGCAACAACCACTGACGGTTATTTTAAAACTGCTATACATAGTCAAATAGACCACTTGTTTTATAGAGACTATATTACAAACAATAAAGCTACTTTGGGCGGAAGCGGTAACATAAATTTTCAATATAGAGATTTAGGTTATAAAGCTAAGGTAATAAGTTTACCTAACCATTCGATAGGTGAAGGCATATTACCTGGATCTTTAGTTATAACTGGTAGTGGTTATACAATAGTAGACGATAGTGCTGGAAACTTGATACTCAAAACTGCAACAGGCTTAACATCACCAGATCCATGTGATTATGATAACCTTATGCTTAGTTATACGTTTAATAGATATTACAAATATGCTAATGAAGGACCTTTAGATACTATACTTGAAGCAACTTATGGGTCTACAAGACTAAAAGCCAACTTTACAAATATGCAATTTGAAAGAGTTGATAGTAAAGGATCAATAGCTGCAAAATTTAGTGGATCACTAAACTCGATTATATCCTTTTTACCAGAAGATGTTAGTTTTAGAGACACTTACAACTTTATTAATAAAGACTACTCTTTTGCCTTTAGATTTAAGATAAACAACACACCAGCAGCCAATGCAGTGTTACTTGCAAAGCAGGATTTAAGAGAAGACATTGGAGTTAATTTGCAAGGATATCCGTTTACAGAAAGTAGTGTACCAAGTCAATATCCATACAAGCTGGAGATAACTAATGCACCAAAATTAAAGTTTACAAAAAGTAATTCAATATCCACTTTAACTTTAGAAAGCGGAACACTTACACCAGGACAAGAATACAGTTGTGTTATACAAAGATCTGGCTCTGTTATACAGATGTACATAAACGGCGCATTGAACACATCAGCAACTGATCCTTTTTACACAGAAAATCCGTGCGAGAATAAATCAGACATGCTTTGCGCTAATGATAGTATGTTGAGACTTGGTAACGATTATTCATTATCTAAAGGTTTTAGTGGCAATTTAGATTACATACATATTTTTGACAGATCGCTAACTACAAACGAAATAACCGACGTTTATCAGACAACTGGTTCAATAAATCGCTTTTGTGGTAATGTTTTTTATAATTTAGGTTTTGTAGTGATAACACATCCAAAAATTGTTGATGAACCACTAACAAGGCTAACAGTAAGAGGATCGGTAACATTGTTAGAAACAGAAGTGTTTTGTACAGTAGGACCAGGAGAGTTTACAACAACTCACAACAGAAGTGTACACGCTTGGAATTCAGCTACAAATCAATTTGAAATTGGTTGTAGATATTTATCATCATCCTTTAGACCATACGTAACAACTATAGGTTTGTATGATAATAGTTATAATTTAGTTGCTGTTGGTAAGTTGTCAACACCTATACAAACATCACGAACGACAGACACAACGTTTGTAGTTAGATTTGACAGATAATGAAAAAAAAGGTTACAAAAAGACAAGCAGCAAGAATAAAGGGATATAGAAGTGGTTTAGAAGAAACTGTTGATGAGGCCCTTAAAGCTAAGGGTGTAGATGGTGAATACGAACAACATAAAGTTCACTACACAAAGCCAGCATCGAAGCACAAATACACACCAGATTTTAAATTACCAAATGGTATATTTGTTGAAACAAAAGGTAGATTTACAGCTGCAGATAGAAAAAAACACTTATTAATAAAAGAACAATATCCTGATTTGGATATACGGTTTTTATTTTACAATGCTAATAACAGGCTGAGTAAAAAATCCAAAACTACATACGCAGAGTGGTGCGATAAGAATGGATTTATATATGCAGAAAAGGAAATACCAGATAGTTGGCTCACGTGATCTTTTTCTGTATATTAAGTATTAATGGGGATAGAACTACAAATAGAAAAGGCTAAAAATGTACTCAATGCACATTTAGGTAATGGTTCATATCATAAAAATGGTGAAGCTAGTTTTTATTGTCCTAATTGCAATCATTATAAAAAGAAACTACAAATTAATTTAGCAACCCAAGCATACCATTGTTGGGTTTGCAATATGAGAGGTAGAGGATTGTATAGCCTATTTCGTAAAACAAAAGCAAGTAGTAACTTAACTGATATTGCTAAAGAGATATCTGTATCCGACAGCATACAGCAGGAAAAAGAAACATTTGATAAACAATTACCAGCTGAGTTTAGACCACTACACATTAACTTTGGATCACCTGATTATAAAAATGCATTACACTATGTTATAAATAAAAGAGGATTGACACCACTTGATGTACTTAGGTATAATGTGGGTTACTGTGAAGAGGGTGAGTATAGTGGTATGATCATTATACCAAGTTATGATGCCAACAACCAATTAAACTATTTTGTTGGTCGAAGCTATTATGATGGTGCATTTATGAAGCATAAAAATCCAACATGGAGTAAAGATGTTGTTGGTTTTGAGAATCAAATATCTTTTAAACAACCACTTGTTCTAGTAGAGGGTGCATTTGATGCAATATCAACAAAGAGAAATACCATACCTTTGTTTGGCAAAAAAATACTACCAAAGTTAAAACAGTCAATAATTGACAATAAAGTTCCAAAATTATATATAAGTTTAGATAAAGATGCAGTTACCGACGCGCTCGAAGAACTTGAATACTTTCTTAATCAAGGTATTGAAGTTTACTATGTTGATCTTGTTGGCAAGGATCCTAATGAGTTAGGATTTAACAAGATGATTGAATTAATTAATAGTTGTAAGGTCTTTACATTTGGAGACCTTGTAAGATATAAACTGTTTGCATGATGAAGATAGATTGTGGATTAGATAAGATTGATTACATTGTACACGTTGCGGATATACACATACGTAACTGGAAAAGACACACTGAGTATAGAGAGGTGTTTGATAAGTTATACACCTTAGTAAAGAATTCACCACCAAACACTATAGTAACTGTAGGTGGTGACATTGTTCACGCTAAAACCGACATGAGTCCTGAACTGATCGATATGGTCAATGACTTTTTTGTTAACTTAGCAACACTAGCACCAACGTTTGTTATATGTGGTAATCACGATACCAACTTAAATAATAACAATAGATTAGATGCCTTATCACCGATTATTAAAGCACTAAAACAGCCTAATTTGTTTTATCTAAAAGATACTGGTGTATACGAGGTTGGTGATGTTTGCTTATCAGTAATGTCGTTGTTACAACCAGAAGACAGTTATATTAAGGCTGTGGATATAAAAAAGAAGTATAAGCGTAAGTTTGCATTGTATCACGGTACCGTTGAAAATAGTTCAACAGATACTGGTATTAAGTTATTGCAGGGTCTTAAAATCGATACATTTGACGGATATGATGTAGCATTGCTTGGTGATATACACAAAAGGCAGATACTTAGAAAGAGTCCGTTTATCTTTTATCCTGGTAGTTTGATACAACAAAACTTTGGAGAAGATTTTGAAGGTCACGGGCCAGCTATATTAAACGTAAACACACTTGAGTGTGAGTTTTTAGACTTACCAAACAGTTATGGATATTACACGCTACAAGTAGATGATGGAGAGGTTCCAACCGGATTACCAATTACATCTAAAACAAACCTAAGATTAAAAGTTAAAAACACTACACCAGCACAAATGAAGAGAGTGTTGGCAACTATTAAAAAGCAGTATAACAATACGGATCCTGCCATAACTTATATTGATCCAAAAGATAACAATAAATCATCAGATATAAGTTTTAGCAGTGGAGATATTAGAAGAGTTGAATATCAAAACGATTTAATTAGAGAGTACCTCATCGATAAGAATGTTGACGATGAGACACTTGAGCAAATTTACACAATTAATCGTCAATTAAACTCAACACTACCACAAACAGAATTAGTTAGAAATGTTGTATGGAATCCAAAGAGATTTGAGTTTTCAAATATGTTTTCATATGGTGAAGACAATGCAATTGACTTTAGTGGTATGAATGGTTTGTGTGGTTTATTTGCACCAAATCACGCAGGTAAATCAGCTGTACTAGACGCTTTATGCTTTTGCTTGTTTGACCACTCTTTCAGAGCAAGTAAGGCTGATCAAGTCTTAAATAACAAGTCACAGTGGTTTACTTGTAAGTTTAATTTTGAGTTAAATGGACATGATTACTTTATAGAAAAGCGAGCAACAAAGTACGCAAAAGGTCCCTTAGCAGGTAAGCTAAGAGTAGATATAGACTTTTGGTATATAGACGAAAACGGTGATAGGGTATCACTTAATGGTGAGCAGCGTAGAGATACGGATAAGACTATACAATCTTATATAGGCACATACGATGACTTTATTTTAACTGCATTACAACTACAAAACAACAATTCAAACTTTATTGACAAAACACAAAGTGAGAGAAAAGAATTATTAGCAAATTTCTTAGACTTATGCATATTTGATCAGTTGTATGAGCTAGCTAATAAGGAAAATCGCAATTCAGCAATACTGCTTGAAGAGTACCAAAAACAAGATTTTGAAACAAGATTAGGTGAGGCAGAAAGAGTTAAAGAAGATTGTGAAGCTGAGTACATTAAAGTAGAAGAAGCGCTAGCTAAGACTAAGGCTGAGTTAGACAAACTAAATGTAGATGTACTTACATTAACAAAGCAACTCAAGCAGACAAAGGCGGATGGGTTAGACATAACTCAGCTAGAGAAACAAAAAGAAGACTTGAGTAGAGAGATAATAACAAAGACAAAAAAGAAAGAGGAGTTTGAAGTAATCATAGATGGATTAGCTGCTAAGTTTAAGTCCGCAGAGTCTTCGTTAGCTGCTTACAATGTACAGGAGATCGAAGAAAATTATGCACTTTATAATAGCACATTAAAGCAAAAAGAGCAGTTAGATAAGCAATTGGAACAACTAAAGATAACAACAAAGGCAAAACTAGAAAAGCTAGAAAAGCTTGAAAAACATGAGTATGATCCAAATTGTAGCTACTGCGTTAATAATGTGTTTGTAAAAGACGCAATACAAACAAAAGAGGATTTAGAAAAGGACAAACAATCAGTTGCAATGTTCTTAGAATCTCGTAAAAAGGTAGAATCTTTCCTAACCGATAATGAATCGTATAATATTGCACACCAAACATACAAGTTACATAAAGCTGAGCTTGATTCTATTATCAATGATGTAAAACTACAAAAGTCAAGAAAAAGCACAATTGATAGCGATATACAAAATTTACAATATAGATTACAAGCAACAGAAGATTCTATAAACTTGTATCATGCTAATGAGAAGGATATAAACCACAACAAACAAATCCAGCAAAGTATCAATCACACAAATACTGTAGTTGCAAAGATTAAGTTGCAGGAATCAGCTGAAACTAAAAAATTGCAGGAGTTACATGGTAAAATAGCTGTAGCAGATAAAACTATAGGTGAAGCAACAAAAAGCATAGAGCATATGCAAGAATTGGTAGATAAGCAAATAGCTTATAATTACTACTTGCAAACAATGAGTAGAGATGGTATACCTTATATCTTAATATCAAAAGCAATACCGTTTGTAGAGCAGTATGTTAATAATATCTTGTCGCAAATAATTGATTTTACATTAGAGTTTGAAACTGACGGCAAGCATATAAACACATACATTAAATATGATAGTGGTAAGTGGCCATTGGAGTTGTCATCAGGAATGGAAAGGTTTTTAAGTTCACTTGCAATACGAATTGCTTTAATAAAAATAACTAGCCTGCCAAAGCCTAACTTTATAGCATTGGATGAAGGATTGGGTGTGTTAGATTCAACAAATCTAAACTCAATGCATATGCTATTTACTCATATGAAGAGTTTGTTTAAACATACACTAGTAATATCTCACATCGATGTTGTGCGAGATATGGTGGATCATATAATAACAATAGATAGAGCCAATGAATTTAGTCACATAAAGTATCCGTGAGATATTTATATGTAAAATACGTTAATGGCTAGAGCGCTTGCTAATCGCTACGGAACTGGTGTTTTAGAAAATGTTTATAAAACAAAACTAAAAAGAGATTATATATCTCAACAGTATACTGTATTTGATCAATCACAATTTTCAGAAAACTACTTTAACTTTACCGATTTACCTGGTGTAGTTGAGCCTGCAAGAGCTCTGGTTAATAGAATCGGTAATGTAGACATAACACCAGGAAGAATACTTGTTAATAGAATGAGTGGGAATGAGGATGGTTACGAGTATGGTGATCAGAGAGCAGTTGTTAGTCGTATGATAGATGATGGAAGAGTTGTTACTAATAGATTAGCAGCAGATGGTCGCATATTGGTAAATCGCATGTCAAATACAACGCCTACAATACCAATTGGCAGTAATGATGCTCGTGCGTTAGTGAATAGGAGTAATACTAGTAGATTTGGTGAACCACCACCTATCGGTGGACCATTACCAGCAAGAAGTATAGTTAGTAGAGTAGGCCAACCACCACCTATCGGTGGACCATTACCAGCAAGAAGTATAGTTAGTAGAGTAGGCCAACCACCACCAACCACACAGCCTGGTGTTGTAGATCAAAGAGCAGTGGTGAGTAGAGGCAATTCAAGCAGACTAGGCAATCAGCCCATAGTAATACAACCAGGAAGCGTGACAGATGCTAGATCTTTGGTTAGTAGAGGCAATTCAAGCAGATTTGGTGAACTACCACCTATAGGTGGACCAAGAGAACTTAGAAGTCTAGTAAGCAGAACATCGGGTGGTGGAATAGAAGATGGATATGAACAAGGTGATCAAAGATTTATTGTTAGTAGAATAATTGGAGGTGGCATTGAAGATGGCTACGAAGCAGGAGATGGTAGAGCTATTATTAATAGAATGTCCACAGAAGCAGCTCCAATAAATAGAATAAGTCTTACAGCAGGTAAAAATGTCATAAAGTTTGCAGCTAACGGCCGTTGTATGAGATACAATCAGCCAGTTGATTTTGAAGTACTTGATAGTAGAGGTAACCCCTTATATACAGAGGTAGCAAATTACCAAGATAGACTAGGATATTACTATGCTGTAATATACGTATACGACACAACACCACCAGGAGTTGGAACTATTTGTTTTGTTGGATATGCAAGTCACGATCAAAATTTAAATCCACTACCAGCAACAGATAAAGAAAACTTAGCTTGGGTTGCTTTAGTAGATATAGATCCATATAAACGAAATAACCAGGATATAGTCTTTGAGCAATCACCAACAGTTGAAGTATCACAAGTACTTGTTCCATATCAATTTAATTTAGGAACATATGCATTGGCATCGAGACTGACATCACAAAGCTTGTATGGATTAACACTACTTAGGTCAGATAATGCTGGCTTTGACTTCTCTAATAATAGAACAATTGATATATTAGATGAAGCGAGTAAAGATAATACATACAACTACTTTGGTGAATCAATAACAACAAGTACAATAGAAACAAATATCAGAAGGTATGATAACGACATTACAAATGGATTTGTATATTCTGAATATTCAAGATATAATACAATATTAGTAGATAATCAGAATAGATTTACAAAGGATATGGAAGGATCCATATTTAGCTTTGAAAACACAAATGATGGATTATCCTACACATCGAGTTACAGCTTTACACCACCATACACATCTAGTACGATAACCCCAGTATCTAACGTGGTTAGTCAACTTGATTCTTATAAAGCTAAGATTGTTTATGTTATTAGTAATAAATATGCCTTATTAGATACACCACTAAGTGTACAAGTATTTGATAGTAGGAACACTATAAATCCAGTAAGATATAATCAAACATTTAGAAAAGTATCAAATATATCAGGCTCCTTTATATATCCAACATCATCATTAAATGTAATATCGTCACAAAACCTTAGCTCATCATTTATTCAATTTACAATAACAGATTTAGAGCCAATTGCTGGCGATGTTTATAGAATAAAAACTTATGTAAAAGAGGCAGGTTCAAACACAGAATACAAGCAATTAAACGATCACATAGTTGTACCACCTGAGTATTTAATAGATTCGGATAAGCCAAACCAAGCTGCATACGCTAAAAATAAAAGCGATTCTTTCGTTTATGGAGAGTTTACTGACGCATCAATTGCAGATCAATATTGGAGAGGTTTTGGTGTAGAAGCTGACAAAAATATATACCAGTACAACTACAACACCACTAGCTCATATCCACTCGCAAATGCAGTTGTTATAACAAGTAAAAACACACTTAAAAAAGGTATAGCGAGTAGATATTACCAAACATATATACCAAACCAGCCTTTCTCTCTATCTTTTTACTGTACATTAGACCCAGGCTGTGAGTTAGAAGTGTACATGGGTAGTACGCCTTTGAAAGATGGTGTTATAGGTATTCAGGGTCCAAAAGCTTTTAATGAATCAAGAAATATGGACCCTACTATTTCCAAAGCTTATAATAAGTTTGGTAAGATGATTGGTAAGATATCAAATATTAGTGGTAGTACAACAAAGAGTTATGACAACGTAGTATTTGACTTTTTTGCAGACGCAGACGGTTATGGAAGACCTGTTTTGTTTTTGAACACCAACAGCACAATTGATAAAAACGCATACGTTTCATCTATTAGCGTAACACCGTTAGATTTAGTTGGATACACACCAACTATACTTCAGTTTGCAGCATCGGTACCAGATAGTATATGGATTCTACAAGATGACGATGCATCACTTACACAATCAATAGATTTAAAAGTAGAATACTTTAATTATGAAGGGAAGCAATCAGAATTCTCAACGTACATACCAAATGTGCAAATGAATCTTATAACAGAGGTACCTGGATTTTGCTCAGCAGAAGCAGCTCGTTTTAATGACCACTGTCCTCTTTACTACGAAGCATCTACTAATGGTACAGTTAATAGTACAGTATCATCTATTGCTAGCTTATTGTCACCATCCTCATATGTTACTAGTGATCCGGATAGCTATGTTAGAAGTATGATATGGGACATTGATCCACCACCATCGACCATTTATTTTTGGCCAACATATAGTTTGAACACCTCTAATGGTTTTTATTGGAATATTCAAAATTATAACGTTGGTATAAAGTATAGTAGTGAAAGTTTGTCGTGGACTACATCGTCAAATACAATAAATTCACTATGGAGAAGATTTGATCCAATCATGCCAATGTATGATCAAGTAATGCCTGGAACATCACCTTTTTTGCAAATGCATAGTATTAATACAATATCAGTAACGCAATCACTTGGTGAGGATGGTCAATCGTTTACAAAGACACATGGAGCAGTAATACAAACAATAGACATTGCCAAAGCAGTAGATAATTTGCAGTATAGTAGCAGCTTTACTATACAACAAAGTCAAGCTGAAACAAATAATTTAAATAATTACTTAAAACAAACAAGATTGTATTTTCCAACTAATAATGAGACTTATATTTACGGTTTCAACGAAAATGGTGGAATATATAATGTACGTTTTAAATTAAAGAGATTTCCACAAAAGACAAAACAAGCAGGTGTTGCGTCCCTTACTAATAACGGTACACCTTTTCCTGTACCAGGAGTAACCTACGAGGACCTTGGTTGGACGGGTGCAAATAATCAAGTACTTGACTGGGCTCTTGCGGTGGATATAAATAATAGATATGCAACACAAGATGGAGCAAAGTTAATGGTATATATACACGATGTTGCATCTCCATTACTAACTGGATCAAAGTGGCAGAAAGGAACACCAGGCTTCTACCCACCCAACAATAATATAGTGACAATAGGGAATGGGTATGGAACAGCACCTTTGTTAAGGTATTACGATTCTGGATCGGGAGCATATGTTGAAACCTTTGACATTATTCTAGTACAATATGGTGATAGAGCTCAGTTGACATTCGATGCAAGTGGTATTGAACTAACATTGCAAAACAACGATTACTATAACATAAACCACGTAAGTAGTGTCCTTCCTAGCTCCCCAGCATTGTGGGGAGGTATGATATCGGATATTGAATGGTGTAAAATAGGAACTACAACTGATCCAAACTTCATTAAGCCAGCTAATTTTAGAGACACCTTTATCCAAAAGCCCAAGAGAGGTACATGGGAAGGTGGAACGATAATACAAGATTAAAATGATATCAAAAAACATTAAAAAAGCAAAAGTATCTTTCCCAGCAGTCGAAAGTATGGGAGGTCCATCTATACTTGGTAGGATAAAGTTAAAAAATATATACCAACAATGGAGAGGTGAAAACTTTGGTGAGATTGTAAACAAAAATGAAAATAATCCATTTACACTACGCATTGGTTTACCACAAACCGATAAGCAGATGAAGGAGGATAGGATCTTTTTATTTACAAAATACCACGCTTATAATCCACTAACGAAGCAGATAGAGAAAAGAGAGTTAATACCTCTTAGAAACGTTGAGAAAGTATACATTGGCCATTCACCGGAAGAACATACGTACAGCAACTATAAGTTATTTGTGGACGGAAAGGTTGTTTTAGAAGATATCATTTTTAAATCACCAAACAACATAGATAGCTTAGTAGCTTTGGTAAAACAAATGCAGAATCGCATTGAAATACTTGAAAACGAGTTAGTCAATCTAAAACAGAAGATATTTATAAGTAATGAATAGTTTAGCGCAATATCTAATAGAGAATCTTATAGAGAGAACAGGTGGTATAACTGTGTTACTACCAGGTGGATTTAAGCCACCACACGCAGGCCATTTAGAGCTTGTTATGGCCTATTTTGGTTTACAACAAGTTGAAAAGGTTGTAATTTTAGTTGGTCCTAAGTCCAGAGATGGTATAACAAGAGATCAATCAATAGCAATATGGAAACTCTTAACAAAAGATTTACCAAATGTAGAAGTAATGCCAACTAATGTAGAATCACCATTATCAGCAGCCTACGAATACATTGAAAATGCACCTCAAGGTAATTATGCGTTAGCATCTAGTAGCAAAGGGGATGATTATTTGAGAGTAAAAAAGTTTGTAGAAGATCACGGAAATACTGGCAAGTATAGAAGAGACGGCGTGATAGTACAAGAGCTACCTGTAAACACAAAGCCTTTGTTGTATAGTGGAAGAGATGATTCTTTTGATAAGAAAGGTATAAGTGCATCGGTATTAAGATCAGATCTTAAAAATAAAAATTTAAATAACTTCGCAACTAACTACCCTGATGTACCGGATGATATAGTAAAACAAATATTTAGTATACTAACAAAATATATAAAAGAGATTATTAATGAAGGAGGTGCAGCAGGCCATTTAGCCCATCCGTATGAAGATGTTAATTTGACATTTAAAGATATTGAAAATATGATTGACGCAGCTCTTACTGGTAAGTTAGAGTTAGCTCAAGAAAAATTAGACGGACAAAATCTAATGGTATCTTACAAAAATGGTAAAGTAGTAGCAGCTAGGAATAAAGGTCAAATTAAAAATCATGGTGAAAATTCTTTGTCTATAGAACAGATGCAAAAACAGTTTAGCAATAGAGGAGAAATACAAACTGCATTTGTTGAGGCCATGAGGGATTTAGAATCCGCTATTCAGAAGCTACCACCACAGGAAAAAGAAGAAATCTTTGCTGATGGTCAAAACTTTATTTCTTTAGAAATACTGTACCCTGGTACTGCAAACGTAATACCATATGGTGCAGCACAAATAAGAATGCATCACATAAAAACATATGATGAAAATGGTAATGTTGTTTCAGAGGATCAAGGTCCTGTTGCAAGATTGCAAGCAGCATTGGATCAAGTCAAAGCAACTACACAAAAAACATATCAGATAAGATCAACAGACCCAGCTACTATAAGACCAGATGAGGATTATAAAAACAAAAGGAATGAATTTCTTAATCAGTTGAGTGACATAAAAAGTAAATATAGTTTGAAAGATGATGATAAATTGTCATTATATTTTTTAAATTGGTGGAAAGATTTTATAACGCAAAATGCAAAAAATTACAAGTATAAGATACCAAAAGATGTTTTGCGTTTGTTGATAAAAAGATGGGCATTTACAGACAAATCAACATCTATAAGAGATATCCGTAATATGGTCGATAACGAGGATTTTAAAACATGGATGACGGATTTTGAAGCAAACCAATTAGCAGATCAAAAGAAAGTGGCTGGAAGACCAGTAGAAATGCTTTTCTTGAGGTTAGGTGCAAGAGTTTTGAGAAATATAGAAAATTTAGTATCAGCTAATCCTGATGCTTCTGTTAGGAATATGAAGACGAGTCTTAAAAATGCTATATCAAAAATTAAGGCTGCAGCAAAATCACCATCATACCAGGACAGTGCGGTAGCAACAGCTTTCTTAAAAAGAGAATTAAATAGACTTAAAGAGCTTGGTGGGTATGAGGCAATTGTACCAACTGAAGGCTTAGTGTTTACATATAATGGTAAGTTGTACAAGTTAACTGGTGCCTTTGCACCAATAAATCAAATATTAGGATACCTAAGATTTTAATAATATGAAACTAAAAGAATTATTAGCACATAGAGATGCTTTACTGCTTAGAGAGAAAAAAGAAGCAGTTGGTGAGGTGCCATTACTCAATCTTACATTTCACTTAAACCATACTTTCCATAGTGTAGGTGATTCAGGCAAACCTGAGTTAAACTTTACAATAAGCATAAGCTCAACAGGTGGAAAGGATTTTGCTAGGATAGTAGGAGATGAAGCAGAGAAAGACAAGTTTAGATTAGCAGTAAAGCATGAATTACAAAAAGCTGTTGCTCGTCTTAATAAAAATATGAAATATATTGTTAAGAAATATAATTTACAACCAAAAGCAGAAGAAAAACCAGAACAAGATGATCAACAGTTATAAAGAAGGTGATGTTTGGACAGAAAGAGGTAAAACTTGGACCATTAAAAATGGTGTCAAGCGCACTGTTACAAAAATGAGTGAAACACGTAAAAAGCTTCACACTCCACTGGCATGTCCAAAGTGTAGTAAGAGTTTAAGTCATTGGCTAGATCAAAAAATGTTCACATTTAATGGATGTTGCCATGATTGCACAATAGAGTTTGAACACGAATTACGTAAGCAAGGTAAGTACGAGGAATATGAAAAAAATCGCATACTATCCAACGCTAAAGGATTTATGGTTGATTTAGAATCTTACATGACTGAGTTTATAAAAGAATCAAATAACAATCTTATTACAGAAGATGGCGACGTTGAAGCATGGATAGGTAACTCAGGAAAGAGGTTAGAGGAGTTAACAGAATCTCATATTGAGCAAGCAAAACAAGATTTAAAAAACATTGAAAATGAATGAAGAATCAAAAGGACTTTGGCACAATATTCGAGCAAAAAGGGCTCGAGGGGAAAAGCCTGCACGAAAAGGTTCGGAAGAGTATAACAAAGCAGTTGCAGCAGCTAAAAAAATAAATGCTACAAACGAAGAAATAAAAGTACAAGAGTCAGGTGATGGCATGACAGTTTCCATTATTGAGAATGATAAGGTAATTGGGACATTTGAATTAGAAACCTACGACAATGTACATTATACAATAATAGACGCCAATATAGATCCAGCACATAGAGGCAAAGGATACTACCAAAAAGCTATTGTTACTTTATTAAACAAGAAACCGGGTATAGTAATGCATTCTGTGTTTAGATCAGCAGAAGCAGAAAGAGCGTGGCAAAGCCTATTACAAAAGCTACCACCAGACATCAAAGTCAAAAAGGTAAGGTACCCAGAGGAGAAAACAACGGACATTATGTTAACAAAAGGTGGTTCTTTTAACGAGGTATCGGTATGTAATGAGTGTGCAATTGCATTACTCGAGGATATGAGAAGTGGTCAGTTTTCAATAACAGAAGCTGAGTACCAAGGTAGAAACGTACCTCTCAATAAACCAATGAGAGGTGATGTAAAAAAATTCAAAGTTTATGTTAAAAAGGGTGACAAAGTTGTGAAAGTAAACTTTGGTGATCCTAACATGAGAATTAAAAAATCTAACCCTGAGCGAAGAAAATCATTCAGAGCAAGACATAATTGTGACAACCCAGGACCAAAACACAAAGCAAGATATTGGTCTTGTAGAAAATGGTAATATGATAAAGTTAAAGTCATTATTAAGAGAAGAGAGCGAGAAAGTGTCTTTAGGTCACCAAAAGGTAACAATAAGACAAATCGATATGTACTATGCCTTATACCAGCTACCTGATGGATCGATTGTTGCATATCCACAAGATCAGTCTAGATTATTTGAAATGATAAATAAATTTGGATTTAATACTGTTATTGATCCATTAACAAATTTAATTAATAACGAATATGGTGAATGTGGCTTTTTTAGTATACAACAACAAGGAGATGTAGAAGTTACAAAACCGCTGATGTACAAATATGTACCAAACGCATAATTATGTGCCTTTGAGATATTTATAAAAAACACAAAAGATGAATGGAAATCCAAGGATATATAACGCTGTAATGTTAGACGATCTACAATTAAGTAGTGATATGATATCTTTCTTACAAGATCAGGCACAAGACGAAGAGCCAAGAATAATAACAAAAGCTTGGATAGCAGATACTTTGCAAATGCTAAAAGACACAGGTGATCCGGAATATGCTAGAATCAAAAATGAATTAGCAGAATTGGCACTTGTGATACACAATAGAAAAATAGCAATCATCATACTATGAAACTGAAAAACTTAATACCAATTAAAGAGGCAAAAGAGGAAATGAGTCCAGAACTCATGGCTTTGCCTTATTTCCGTGAATTCCAAACAGCACATGGATACAAGCCATTATTTAAATTTATAGGCACAAAATCAGAGCAACATATATTCACTGCAGAATTACCAAATGTTGGACAATTAGATCTTATCATTAAAGAAGCAGTGTTAATGGCAAAGATTGAGGAAAAGCAAGCTGTATTTGGTGTAATATATACTTTGACTGGACTCGAAATGTCTGATGCAACTGTATGTAAGATGAAAATGAAAGATGGTAAGGTTGAGCATATAATGTTTGATGATAAAGATAAAAAGAACTTTGATGCAAAAACAACTAAGTTTCTAGAAATATATAAAGATGCAAAATAATATGCAAAAAGAACTTAGAGATCTCATTCGCAAGGAGATACAAAACATCCTATCTGAAAATGTTGAAAAGGATCAGGCAGAAGAACCAGAAGTTAATAGAGTAGATGCAATGGCAAAAATTAACTCAGCTTATACAAGAGCTATAAGAAATAATATGCAAGATGTTAATTCCGATGAACTAGCTGACGCATTTATGGATATTATGAATAAGTTAGGATACGAAAGGGGTATGATGATAGGCGTACTTAGGAATATTAAAGGAAAATTGCAACTATAGCATGCCGTACAAGTATAAAAAAATAGGTGATGAATATGTTGTCTATAAAAAGGACTCTGGTGAAAGAGTTGGAGCAACAGGAGGAACTAAAGAAGAGCTAAGAAAATACTTAGCTGCTTTACATATTAACGCAAAAGAAAATACAATTATGGAATCAAAGCAAAAAACACTACGTGAGTATATACGTAGAGAAATAAGAAGTGTAATTAGAGAAGAAATGGCCAACAAGGACTACGACAAAGATGGTAAGGTTGAAAAGTCCGAAGATGAGTGGAAAGGTGCTAGAGATAAGGCAATCCAAGCGGCAAAAAAAGATAAATAATTATCTTATTAGGTTACAATAAAGACAATGAGCGATCAGCAAAAGTCTATTAAAGAAATTATTAGAGAAGAGTACAAAAAATGTGCACTATCTCCCGCATACTTTATGAAAAAGTATTGCGTTATTCAGCATCCAACTAAAGGTAAAATACCTTTTCAACTATATCCATATCAAGAAGATGCAATAGATTCTTTTAACAAGTTTGATAGAAATATTATATTAAAATCACGACAACTAGGTATATCTACACTAATAGCTGGATACTCATTGTGGATGATTTTGTTTAATAATGACAAAAACATACTTGTAGTAGCGATTGACCAAACTACATCTAAAAATCTAGTAACAAAGGTTAGAGTCATGTATGAAAATTTACCATCATGGCTAAAAATGAAATCAGCAGAGGATAATAAATTATCACTTAGGTTGGTCAATGGCTCTCAAATAAAAGCTGTAGCATCTACAGGCACATCTGGTCGATCTGAAGCATTGTCGTTGGTTATTATAGACGAAGCAGCTTTCGTCGACAATGCAGAAGAGTTATGGGCATCATTGCAACAAACACTATCAACTGGAGGTAGAGCAGTATTATTATCAACACCAAATGGTACCGGTAACTTTTTCCACAAAATGTGGACCATGGCAGAAACTGGTGAGAATAATTTTAATACAATAAGACTACCTTGGCAAGTACATCCCGAAAGAGACATCACATGGAGACAAAAACAGGATGTAGAATTAGGTATAAGATTAGCAGCCCAGGAATGTGATTGTGATTTTTCTACTTCCGGTAATACTGTTATATCACCCGTGTTGTTAAATGAATTAATAAAAAAGACTGTTAAAGAACCAATTGAAAAAAAGGGATTTGATGGTAACTATTGGATTTGGGAACATCCTGACTATTCTAAAAACTACATAGTAGCAGCAGACGTTGCAAGAGGTGATGGTAGTGACTATTCAACCTTTCATATAATTGATGTCGAATCAGCAGTACAGGTTGCAGAATATAAAGGTCAACTTAGCACTAGAGATTTTGGTAACATGCTTGTGCTAGCAGCAACTGAGTACAATGATGCATTGCTAGTAGTTGAAAATGCAAATATTGGATGGGCAACAATACAACAGATACAAGAAAGAGAGTATAAGAATTTATACTACTCGTACAAAGAAAATGTGTTTGACACAGATCGTTTCTTAATGAAGGGATATGATATGGCAAGTCGAACTGATATGGTAGCTGGATTTACAATGAGTCCTAGAATAAGACCACTTGCTGTATCTAAAATGGAACAATATATTAGAGAAGGAAGCGGTACTATTAGAAGTAAGCGTTTGATAGATGAGTTGATGGTATTTGTATGGAAAAATGATAAAGCACAAGCACAAAGTGGTTATAACGATGACTTGATACTTGCCTACTGTGAAGGTCTGTGGGTTAGAGATACAGCATTAAAGCTGCGTCAAATGGGTATAGATATTAATAAAGCAGCAGTATCAAATATTGTTAGACAAACACCGTCTATTGTAGTTGGAGGTAGACCAGAAAATAATCCATGGAAGATGGATACGAGACAAGGTAAACAAGAAGATTTAAATTGGCTCTTGTAAATTAAAATTTAGTATATTTATAAAAAAAGCGTAGATGGCCGAACCTAATAGTTTATTTAATAGGCTTAAAAGATTATTTTCGACGGATGTTATCATTAGAAATGTCGGTGGTAACCAGCTCAAGGTTATTGACACAGATAGGATCCAATCAGCCGGTAATATTGAAACAAATAGAAGAGTTGACAGATGGTCTAGAGTATATCAGAATGTACCAGGTCTAAGTTATTATCAAGGTCAATTACTGCACAGCTCGCGTATTGAGTTGTTTAGAGACTACGAAGCAATGGATACAGATAGTATTATAGCGTCAGCTCTAGACATATACGCAGATGAGTGTACAAATAAAGATGAGTTTGGCGATGTACTTACAATAAGATCTCAAAACGAAAGGGTACATAAAGTGTTACGTAACCTTTTCTATGACATATTAAACATAGAGTTCAATATGTGGCCTTGGACAAGGAACTTGCTCAAATACGGCGATTTTTACTTAAAACTTAATATAGCAGAGAAGTTTGGAATTATAGGTGTTGAACCTATATCCGCATATGAGATGATACGTGAGGAGATGTTTGATCCAGATAATCCTCATAGAGTTAGATTTAAAAGAGATGTATCCGCAATCAGTGGATACGCTACGATTAACCAGCAGGGTGAGGAATACGATAACTATGAGATAGCTCACTTTAGATTGCTAACAGATACAAACTTTTTACCATACGGCAGATCTATTATTGAACCATCAAGAAAGGTGTGGAAGCAGATTGTTTTAATGGAAGATGCGATGTTAATTCACCGTATTATGAGAGCAGCCGATAAGCGTGTATTTAAGATTGATATTGGTAATATACCACCCAATGAGGTAGAAGCTTTTATGGAACTTACAGTCAACAAAATGAAAAAAGTTCCATACATGGATCCAGAAACTGGTCAATATAACTTAAAATTCAATATTCAAAATATGATGGAAGACTTTTACTTGCCTGTACGTGGTGGTGAAAGTGGTACATCGATTGAAAATTTAGGTGGTTTGAATTTTGATAGTATACAAGATATAGAATACTTGAAAGGTAGATTGCTTGGATCACTCAAAATACCAAAAGCTTATTTAGGTTATGAAGAAGATATAAGTGGTAAGGCTACGCTAGCTTCACAGGATTTTAGATTTGCGCGTACAATTGAAAGAGTACAGCGTATAATTGTTTCCGAGCTATACAAGATGGCTATTATACACTTATACTCACAAGGATTTACCGACGAGGAAGTTGTAGACTTTGAACTAGGATTCACAGCTCCGTCCACTGTTTACGAGAAAGAGAAGATTGAATTGTGGACAGCTAAAATGACACTTGCGGGTGATATGATGGAAAAGAAGCTCTTTAGTAAAGAGTGGATATACCAGAAGATATTTAACTTGTCACCAGAACAGTTTACAGTTGAACAGCAAAGAATGATTCAAGATAACAAAGACTTCTTCCAATTAGAGCAGATAAAAACTGAGGGTAATGATCCAATGAAAACAGGCCAATCCTTTGGTACAGCACATGACATAGCAAGCTTGTACAAAGGCAATGGCGGTGTACCTCCAGGATATAATGAAAGGATACCAAAAGGTGGTTGGCCAGGTGCAGGTAGGCCTGAAGAGCCTGGTACTTATGGTACGCATAGTCATCCGCTTGGATGGGATCCACATGGTAACAAAGAAAATAGAAAAGTTTATGAAACAAGCGACGCAGAAAGGGTTAGAGAGGCAATTAACTTTCGTAGTCAAAAACCAGCAGCTATGAAACAGACGTTAACAGAAGAAAAAGTGCAAGATAATACAGGTTTGCTTGATGAAAAAAGTATATTAGATGAATAAATATATATTTATTACATATGAAGAAGTCAACTCATTCTAAGATAAAAAACACAGCAATTTTATTTGAATTGCTAACTAGGCAGATAGCATCTGATACCGTAAAAGGTGTTGATAACTCACCTGCTATTAAAATAGTAAAAGAGTACTTTAACTCTAATACAAATTTAGCAAAAGAGTTGGCATTGTATCAAGCACTCATTAAGGAGAGCTACAAGTCTACTGATAAAGCTTCTTATTTAATAGAGGCAGTGTTGGATGCTCGCAAAAAGATAAACATTAAAAAGCTCAAAGAGGAAAAGTATAATATTATTAGAGAAATAAGTAGGCATTATGATGCTAAAGAGATGTTCAAAACATCACTTAATGACTATAAGCTATATGCTTCTATATATCGTGTCTTTGAAGGTACAAACTTCATTAACCCACATGAATTAGTTGAGAGTAGATTTACTATAATTGAGCACATAACCAATAAGAAAAAACCAAAACTAGCAGCAGATAACACTATTATAAAAGAGTACAGAAACCAAAGCGAAGATGTTAGGCTACTTGCTTATAGGTTACTAGTTGATAAGTTTAACGATAAATATAAAAACTTATCATTAAAACAAAAAGAGATATTAAAAGAGTACATTAATAATGTATCTAATACAACAAGTCTAAGAGAGTACGTCCAAAAAGAAGCACTATCTTTACAAGAAAACTTACAAAAAGCCTCTAAAAAAATAAAAGACAAAGTAATTAAGATTAAATTAGTTGAGGTAGCAAATTTATTAGATAAGTACAAAAAGCTTAAAACTGTGCAAGAAAATAACGTACTCTCTTTATTATTATACCATGAACTCAAAAAAGAACTTGAAAGCGCTCACAAGTAACGAGCTTAGCGAAATAAAGAAATACGTTAAGAAAGTTAAAAAGCTAAAGAATGAAGGCAGCACAACTGCTGGAGTTCCAGGCTTTCTTACACCAGCTGCATTTACTGGCGAGGAAGGTGGTGATGGTGCAACTGATATAAAAAGAATATCACACGCAACAGCTTATGATAAAAAGGCACCTAAAACTAGAAAACACTCAATAGATTTGCATGAGGTTAATTATAATGAGTTTAAGAGTGATGAAACGAGGTCTACTATACAAAAAGTAAATGAATCCATCATTGATATTAATAGAAAACTTAGAGAAATTAATACATTAATATCACATGCCCATAAATTAAAACTAGAGTCAAACTTAGACGATACAGCACACTGGAAAAAGACCAATGAAGCTTTGTTGAAGATTTCAAAGCGAATGAACGAAGTTGCACAAAAAACTCGCAAATTTGCAAACTTGAGAGAAATAGAAAAGCAGCTTAATGACTCAAAAGTTGATAGAATAATAACTCAGTTGCAAGCATTTGCGTTAGATGCCGAAAAGACAGAGGATGGTAATGGATTTGATGTATTTGTAAATAATGAACCTATAGGATTTGATGTCGTTGACAATAGCATTAAAGATGATAAGGGTGAGGTAGTTGGTACTATAAATGATAAAGATATAGTGCAAAAGATTATTAATAAATTATCATAGCAACATATTTATAATTAAAAATGGAAAATAAAAGACTTATAGTTGACTATGTTGGTGCATTTGAACTTACACCGCAGCAGATCAATGAGTCTATGCTAAAAAATGACGGCAAGCTAATACTAGCTGGTGTCATGCAGCGTTGTGATTCTTTGAACCAAAACAATAGATCATACCCAACTGATGTGTTGAGAAGAGAGGCAGATAACTACAAAAAAGTTTTCATATCAGAAAAAAGAGCTTTAGGTGAATTAGATCATCCAGAAAGTCCAGTAGTTAACTTAGCAAATGTATCTCATAACGTATTAGATCTTTGGTGGGATGGTAACAATCTCATGGGCAAGATTGAAATACTACCAACACCTTCCGGCAACATAGCTAAGGAGCTTTTAAAAGCTGGAATAAGATTAGGTATATCATCAAGAGGAATGGGATCAGTTAAGTCTATTGGTGAAGGTAAAGTAGAAGTGCAAGACGATTATACTATCGTATGTTGGGATTTAGTATCAAATCCTTCAACTCAAGGAGCATTTATGAATCCAGTGAATGAAAGCGTAACTCATAACATTGCATCGAAATACGGAAAAGTTAATCAGATTATTAACGATATTATAACACTACAGTGATGAAATCAAATAAAGGTATAAAATTAAAATCTCTACTTGAAGATTTTGATACACAACAACCAAAAGCATCTAAGTCTGATAAAGCAGCTTTTTTGGAAGAAGTAAAGCAATTTACAGCATACGAATCTGTAATTTATAGAACAGCTGATTTAAAAAAAGTGGCAGAAGCTATATCAAGTCTAACTGAAAAAGCTGAAAACATAATGCTGCAAGAGACGGATGAGTGGTTTGATGAAATAACAGTCAAGAGAAATATGAAACAGTTGAGAGAGAATGTAAAACAATTTAATCAATCTGTGCACGAAGTTTCTAAATTACAACAAAGATTAGAAGCATTATACGAAGAAATTGGCAGCACATTAAACAGATACTATGAACTCTAAACTAACAGAATTGCGGAATTTAATACGCAATGAGATAAAGTCTATCATGTCAGAAGATTCAGCTTCTGTACAAAAGGAGTTAGATGTTGTAAAAAAGAAGTTGGAGCCTATGAATAAGTCAATGGCACCTTTAAAAACAAAGGAGGCAGAGTTACAAGCCAAACTTGCTAAAGAAAAAGAAAAAGAACTAAAGTAATGAAACTCAAATCACTAATACCATTAAACGTACTCAAAGAAGCTGATGAAGAAAAAGACACTGAAACAGCTGGAGGAGATGACGCAGGAGCGGCAGAAAACCCATTTGCAGCTACTGGTGGTGAAGATGCTAGTGGTGAAGAGGCAGATGCTGAGGGAGGCGCTGAAGGTGGCGATGAAACTGATACAGAAGGTACAGCGGAAAGCAAACCAATAGAAATTAGCTTCAATCCAACGAGAGTTAGAAAATACAATAAAAGATCTTTTCAAGGAAATAAGGGTACTGTTGTAGGTGTTACAAAGCTAGGTTTAACAGTAAAAATGCCAGATCAATCAGAAATTTTTGTAAGTTTTTCTGATTTATTATAATTTTTTTCTTATATTTGTCTATTTTTTAATAAGTGTTATACTTATATGTGAGTACGCTATCATAATATAGCGTTTTTGTTATTATAATCCACATTGCGGCTCAAATAGTCGTAGAAATCAAACAACTTATTACAATGAACAAACTATTAAAAGATGCTATTGCTGATGCAAAAGCTGTACGTGAAACAGCACTTGCCCAAGCCAAAATAGCACTTGAAGAAGCGTTCGCTCCAAAATTACAATCAATGCTATCTAACAAGATCATGCAAGAGATGGGTACTGAGGAAGAGGAGGATTTAAATATGGATCCTACTTCACTTGAAACTGCCGATGAAACTTCTATGAGAATGAAAGAATTAGCTGGTATTGCTGAAGCAGAACCAGAAGCAGGTGCTGAAGACGAAATGGGTGGTGATGATCTTGACATGGGAGATGAAGATCTCGGAGACATGGAAGGTGGAGACACTGCTACATTTACACTTAACGGAACCCAGTACGAAGTAACACCTATCGAAGGTGAAGAAGACGAAATGGGTGACGAAGAAGGAATGGGTGATGAAGATGCTGAATTAGATGAATTACTTCGTCAGTTAGAAGAAGAAACTGAAGAAGATGAAGAAATGGTTAGTGAAGCCGAAGAAGAGGATGAGGACGAAATGAAGACTGAAACTATGGATATGGAGAAGTCTGAAGAAAAAGAAGAGATGGATGAAGAAATTAATCTCGACGAACTTATCCAAGCTTTAAAAGAAGGTGACGATGAAGAGTATAAAAAAGCTCCTGATCAAGCAATGGACGCTGCTAAAGGTGGCCATGGTGATGTATTAGATGAGCGTAAGAAGATGAAGAAAATGGAAGAAGAGCTCAATGAGGCTTACACTGCCGTTAAATATCTTCGTGAAAAGCTCTCAGAAGTAAACCTTTTGAACGCTAAGTTGCTTTATGTTAACAAGCTCTTCAGAAAGAATGGTTTATCAGAAACACAAAAGGTTAAGATCATTGAAACTTTCGATCGTGCTAAAAACGTTCGTGAGACAAAACTAATCTACGCAACCCTTTGTGAGTCATTCAACTCACCAGTTGTGAAAGCCAAAAAGCCTGTAGTTGAAAACTTTGCTTCTGCTCCTGTAAAGAAGACACAAGTGATTAACGAAGGTAACGAACAAATGAACAGATTCAAACAACTTGCAGGAATTATAAAATCTTAATTATTAAAAACATGAACTTATTTGAAAACATCCAAGGCTATAACAGAGCCGATG